CTTCGTTTATTGTAACTATGTAAGGACTTCTTGACTGTATTACTTCCATTGTGCTAATGATTTTCTTATTGTATTTTCGGTATCTAATGCGTATGCTTCAACAACCTCATCGGGTAATCTCTTAATGCCATCCTCAAAAGGTTTACTAAAAAATCGTGTTGGTTTAATCCCTTTTTGCCAAATTGAACGAGTGATTAAAAAAGCCGTAGCATCATAACTCATAAACTGTCCGTTTGCTTTATCTTTAAATTGAAAGCGTCTATCTTTTACCCATTGATTAATTGCTTTTGTAAGTCCACCTCTTTGACCTGTTCCGCTTCCAAATCTAAATCCGCCATCTTTGAACGTGCCTAAACTTTGACCGCTTGATTTACCCTTAACTCCGCTGTCTTGGAAAACCCCATAATCTTCCATCTCAAAGTAAACACCTATACTGTTTTTACCTACAAATGTATCACCCTTGATTGAGTTGTAAAGATTACCTTTTACATTCTTTTTTTTGCGTGTTAAGTTTGACTTAGCTTGGCTAACTACATACTTTGTAAACTTCTTTAATATCGCATCTAAATTAGCATCCATCGCAAACAGTTGTATCGTTATCAGGGTAACTTAATACTAAATCCAAAGTCATTCCATCTAATCCGTTTGTAAATGCTTTGTTGAATATTGTTGGCTCGGTTGCACTTTCAAACTCAATATCAAAATCATTTCTTGTTAATCTTAACTTCTTTGTGAGGTTGTTTAGTATTGAGTGTATTGAAGCGAAGTTGTCCAATCGGTTATCGTTGCCTAAAAACTTATTTGTTATCGTAGTCTTAACCTCATCTCTTTGTGCCAAAGCTGTAATTTCAAAACCTATTGTCTTTGTTTCAAAGTTTGCTGATATGATATTGATATTTACTAAATTGTAAATGTTCTTTTTATCAAAGTCAATACTATCTTCGCTTTCCATTAAAGTAATGGTATTTACGTCGCTATCGTTTTGTAAAATAGTAGCAATTAATTCTATGCAGTTGTATATCGGATTTCTCATTTTAAAGTTTTTAAAATTCTTGTATTTTCTTTATCCCAATCGTTTATAAATTCACAATGTGTTAAAAATTGGAATATTGTAAGTTCGTAAACTTTGGAATGTTTGAAGTAATCTCTTCCAGCGACTGCATCAATGTATGCATACCAACTCCATTTTTCTCTAAAAGCGTTGACTGTTCCGCCGTTAGTTCCTGCTCCAAAAAGCTCGGTAAATGTTTCAGCAATTCTCTGCTTAAATCCCAAAAAAAAACCTTTGCCCCTAAGAAAGCCATCGCTGGAGCGTGTGCCATTTTAAGATAATTATCCTCTGTCCCTTTATAATCTTCAATGTTATAAAGTTTGCCAAACTTGTTTTGAATAGGTCGGTATGCTACCGCTAAGAAGCGAAGTATATCGGTTTCAGCGTAGGTATCTAAATCGATGTATTCTGCCGTAGTAAGGTTATCAAAGTTCGGAATAAAGCCATACGTTATGCCATTCATTTCAAATCTATCTATTAACGCTGGTTCGGTTTCAAATAGCTTTGTAAGGTCGTGCAATATTTCTCTAAACTCTTTAAGTGGGATATTTAGAACGTCAACAAATGATACATCACAAAGGATTGAAACCATTTGATATTCTAATATTGAGGTTTGATTTTCCTCAACTGCTTTATTCCATCGTATCATTTGCTCGATGGTAATCTCGTTGTAATTTTGTGGGATTGTTATCGTCATATTACTATAACGAAAAAAAAGTATTTTTTTCTAATAGACGTAATATTTTCCTTTGTTGGGTTTGCCGATATAATTCCAAACTGCATACCCTAAAGCGTCTAATAAGTGGTTATAGTCATCTATCGGGGTTTCTGATTTTTTATCGTGCCAAACGTAGTTATTCAACTCTTTAATTAAATTGATGCTATCTTTATCAATTATTATTTCATAGTCTTGAAGTAATGCAATACGGTCAATTATCTTTGGTTTGTCAATACCTTTGATATTCAATCCACGTTGCTTTAATTCGCTTATAAGTCTTGGCTCGGCACTATCTGCTATAATCAAATTATTTGCCCCGCAAAATCGATTATTATAAGTATATATTTCAGTTGTAGTTAATCCAGCTTTATAAAGTAATTCCTTTGCATAAACAATTTTCTTTTCTTTGTCTATTGAAACTTGAACTAAGGTAGTCGGGTCAATGCTAAATCCAAAATCTTGACCGTAAATTGATTTACTTACTTCTTTAAATTCATCAATACGCCAGTTAGAATAAACAACTCCCTCAGCTTTGTTTAACCATCCGCCTAAGATTTGATGTTTATACTTTTCGGGATTGGTTAATTCAATTCTTTTAACCTCGTTTATAAAGCTATCATCTAAATTGTCTATGTTATCTAAGTAGGTAGTATGTATGTAGGTTGTATCATCTTTGATGCCGTTAAATCCCTCTTGTACGCCTCTATCTTCAAAGAAGCGTTTATAAATCCAATGCTCTTTTGTTGCTGGGTTTAGGATTAAAATAACCCTATTCTGTTTGCCCTTTTGCCTAATTGATAAATTGATTTTATCAAAAGTAGTTTCATCGGTTAACTCTTCTGCCTCATCTAAAATCCACGTTGTAACGCCTTGCAATGATTTGAGGTTTGCGGTCTGGTCACCGCTGGAAGTTCGTATGCCTCTAAATATTATTTCGCTATTGCTTTGTAGGTTTTTTATTTCTGATTTACCAACTTCAAAGTTTGAGTTTAGTTCTAATAAATCAATCTTTTGTTTAAATTCTGGAATAATTGAAAGGTGCGCTGAGGTCATTGTTTGGCGGGTGAATAAAATTCTATGCCCTGCTTCAAAAGATAAAAGGCTGGTAAACCTACCAACCTCAAATGACTTACCACTTCCACGACCTCCTGTAATTACAAAGTACCTTGTTTGATTACCTAATCTATTCCAATTCTTCGGGTGTTTCTTTATCATAAATTTTAGAAATATCGAAGTTTGTATTTTTATTTTCGCTTTCAATAAACTGCATAGACAATTTCTTTAACTCCTCTGGCGTTGCTATCAATTTCATCAATGCCATTTGCAAAGCGGGTGCGTTTGAAGTGTACCATTTAGAACGCATTGATACTTTTAAAGAAACTCTATTAGTTTCAAGTAATTCTTTTAGTTCGTTAAATTCGTTAGAATTAATGTCAAAGTATTCGTAAAAAGTAGGTTTTGAAATAGGTAAAAAAGCAACTATATCTTCTATAAAGAATAATTTATGTTTTACTATTACTTCCTTCGCCTGTTCAAATATTTTAATCCTGTCGTATGCCATTGCGTTTTATTTCAAGTGTTGGGTCTAACTTCTTCATTCTGTCTATTATTACTTGGCAGTATTTAGGGTCTAATTCCATCCCGTAGCATTTGCGTTTCAGTTGGTGTGATGCTACCATTGTTGAGCCGCTTCCTAAAAATACATCTAATACAATATCTCCTTGCTTTGATGAATTTTCTAATGGCTTACTGCATAAAGGTATTGGTTTCATTGTTGGATGTTCTTCAGAGCGACTTGGTCTGTCTATATCCCATACAGTTGTCTGTTTTCTATCTCCGTGCCATTTATGAGATGCACCATCTAACCAGCCATAAATACAAGGCTCGTGTTTCCAATGGTAATCAGACCTTCCAAATGTGCTATTGTTCTTGTTCCATACTATATAAGATTTAAATAAAAAACCAGCGTTTAAAAATTGTTGTATAAAGTTATGTGTTTCAGATGAAGCGTGCCATACATAAATTGCTCCTCCTTTTTTTAATGCAGTTGAAATAGTTGTATAAACATCATATAAAAACTTTGGAAAGTCATCAAGTTTATCATTTGCTATTTTTTCTCTTTTTTTACTACCACCTTCGTAATCTATATTATATGGAGGGTCGGTATGACATATATCAGCAAGTTCTCCATTCATTAACTTTGCAACCGTATCTGAACAAGTACTATCCCCACAAAGCAACCTATGCTCTCCAATCTCAAACAAATCACCTAAAACAATATCTGTTTCAATTCCACCTTCTGGTACTTCAAAGTCATCTTCTTCTGCTTCGAGTACTTCGGTATTAAAATCAATCGGCAAATCCAACCCCCAAGCTTCCAACTGCTCACTATCCCATTCATTCGCTAATACTTCCCAATACCACTCGCCACCGCTTGTATTGTCTTTAATTAAAAACTCCCTTTGTTGTTCCTCTGTTAAGTCGGTTTTGATAATAGGTATTTCTTTTAGTCCAGCTTCTTTACACGCTTTATAACGCATATTGCCACCGAGTATAATCATATCTTGATTAACTACAATAGTGCGGATGTTAAGCATTTCTGGGAAGTCTTTAAT